GAGATTTACCATCTATTGTTGCTACCGAGGAACCTATTTTATGGGGTGGATCAAAGTACAGAGAAATTCATATAGGTCATAAGCATAAGAAAATGCAGATGCATTGGGTGAATGTTGATTCGATGCCGGGAACTGTTATTAGAATGATACCATCGATTGCTGGTACAGATCAATGGCATTATAAGAAAGGGTATATTAAGAACTATCATGCAGCAGAATCGTATTTATGGGATGCAAATCATGGGGTTATAGGTCAGTTCACTAGCTATGTATCTCATAATGATGGGAGATAATTTTAATGCCATTAAAAATAGATATAACAAATAAAAAATTTGGAAAACTTACTGTAATAAAAGATTCTGGAAAAAGAGATAATTATGGTAATATTTTTTGGTTATGTCTATGTGATTGTGGTAATGAGGTAGAAATATGAAATTTAAAGATTATATAAAAGAAGATATTACAGTTGAAATGCCTGATGGAACTAATGTAACTAAGAAAACCAAAAAGAAAAATATTGGTGCTGTTGTTATAGCTTATGGTCAATCATATGGTAGGAAAGAAAAACCTATGTGGCAAATTGTTTCATTACATAACAATGAAATGCAAGCTAGAAAAAATGCTGATAGGTTAAGTGAACCACATTGGGTAGAAGACAAAGATGATAAAAAAAGTAATAGTCCTTGGTGGGAAAAACCACAAGTGAAAAAGGTTTAAAATGGAGCTAGATGTTACAAGATAGAGTGGAAAGGAAAGATTGTTGAGGTAAGCGATATTCCGCATTTTAGGGGGTAAATATGTACGATGATATCTTAGGTGAAATAGATAAAATTAGAGAAATAAAAACCAGAAAATTTAATTTAAAACCAAAAGAAAAAGAAGATAAGGAATTGGAATTGGATTTATTTGAGGATTTGGTTCTTGAAATGGAGGATATGGAGGAATGAAAGATATAATTGAAAAAATAGATGAGATGTTTGCACCATTCATGATGGGTGTACAAGCCGCTAGAGGAAAATCTGGTGGAAAACCCAAGAAAAATATAATTGATGATTTATACTCTGAGGTTGTATGGAATAAATTCTGGAAAACAGATCAAGAAGCAGCAATAGAGGATGTAATAAAAACTAAAAAGGTTGACAAAAGAACGGCTAAAAAACTAAGAAAATATATAAAGAAATCTATGGGTAAATGATTTCAAATCCTTCGTTTTCGTAGTAATCCAATCTTTTTTCACCATGTTTAGATAAGAACCTACATTCATCTATTATGTCATAGATATATGCTACTTCGTCATTATGTGCTCTTAAAGTCCTACCAACAGATTGTAATACTCTAATTTTTGATTTAGAAGGTGAAGCAAGGATACCATGTTTTAAGTTTGGTATATTGATTCCCTGTTGAAATATCCCATATGTGGCAATCAAGGCAATGTTCTTTTCCTTGATCATTCTTTGTCTCCATTCCTCTCTGATATCAGTTTTATCATCCCCGGATAGAAAAACAACCTCTCTTTTGGTTCTACGTTTTAGTAATTGACGTAATTTTTCACCTTCTGCTTTGTAGGTAACAAGCAACAATACATTATCGTCTATTTGATTGACTATTTTACCTATCAATTCCAATCTTTGACGGTCATTGAATACCTCATCTTTTATATCTCTATATGCTCTGCTTTCGATATGAGGATATTTTTGTTTATAAACCTTAACTCTACATTGTGCTATATATCCTTGTTCAGCAAGTAATCCTGATGGATACTCTTTTAGAACTGGTCCTAAATAGCTCTTTATATTGTATAGGTCGGTTATATGAGTTGGTAATGTTCCTGTAAATCCTAAACGATATCTTGCTTTGGTCTTGGAAAATATTTTTTTAAGCTCATGTGCTTTGTTTTGGTGGCACTCATCTCCAATTATAACATCATATAAGGGTAGTTTATCGTGATTGTTCATCAATGTTTGCCATGTTGATATTACGATGTTTTTATCCCATTGCTTGTATTTGTCGTATACTTTACCAATAGCGTCTTTGGTTATACCATAGTCTATCATATCACCTTTGAATTGTTCTACAAGTGATTGAGATGGAACTACAACCAATCCTCTATAAACATTAGTTACTTTCTGATTATTAAGTAGGTTATTTAGGATGTATGATATTGCAAGTGATTTACCCGATGCTGTTGCTGATCGAATTATACCTTTAGTAAATCTAATGGTCGATTCTACTGTTTCTTTTTGATATGGTCTTGGTTCTAATGACAGATCATATTTTATTGGAATTTCTGGTCCTTTGAATAATGCTTTAACATTTTCATCAGGAACTAATTTCACATTGGGATACATCTTGATTGATTTTTTCATGAAGTCAAGAAGCAATCCGTATGGTAGAAATCCTCTTTCGGTTATGAAATGTATTTTACCATCCCAAAATCCAGCTTTATATTTTCCCATAAAAAAGTAATTTGGTACATGTATAGCAAATTCCTCTTTCATATCTGCAAGATATGTATCATGGTTGCTTATGATTTTGATTTTGTAATTATCAGCTAATAACAGTTTTGCTTTATAACTCAAATTCCCATCCTCTCACGATCAGTAAATGTCTTCATTGACCATCCCATTTTTTCAAAGGCTTGAAAGCACATTTGGAAAAATCTTACTCTTACTTGTTGTTTTGCCATTATCTTTTTCATTCTGATTATGGCAGGGTCGGAAGGTAAACAGTATTCCTCTATTTCTTTCTTATTCCATTCGTGATTATCGTTAAACTTATAATGCTTATATCTTATTCCCTTGAGTGTATTCATTTTATCCTCAAGGTCTTCGTATTTCTGAAGCTCTTTATAGTACAATTCTTTGTACTTAATGATCATCATTTCGTTTTTTCTGAGTTTTTCGGATATATCAATCTCACTAAACGTAGCCATTTCATCAATGGGATGTTCATTATGAAGTTCTTCAAATATCTGTTTTAACGCATCATTTTCACTCATTTTCTTACCCTCTATTATTTATATAAATAGACTATATCATAAACCAATAAAAAATGTAAAAAAAAGTTTACGTTTTTATGTCAAATAGTGTATAGTGCTGAGTCATGGAATTATTAAATTCGGATTTTTTAGAAAAGATCATTCTCAAGGGAATGATATCAGATAGAAACTTTCTCACTTTAATGTCGAGTGTATATGAGCCTGTTTATTTTGATGATCCGGTGGTGGCGAATGTATTTACTTTTTGTAAAGAATATATAGAGCAATATCATAGGGTTCCGTCCAAGGAAGCTATTATAAACTCTCAAAGAGATATTGATGAAGTCAGAGAAGTAATAGAAAATGCAGAACAACTTGATTTTAATTTGGCTGATAGTTATGAGTTCTTATTAGAACAAACAAATGAATATCTGAAATCCAAGGCGATCAATCAAGCCATCGTGGACTCTATTGAAGATGTACAGAATCCAGAATCTAGAAATATAATTCAGAAACGTATCGAAAATGCCATCATTAAGGATATCAAAATCGATTTGGGGTTGAATTATTTTGAGGATATGGGCATTAGACTTAGAAAGATATTTACAGCAAGAGAGCAACGAATACCCACCTATTATCCATCTTTTGACGAACTTATCAATGGTGGATTTCCACCCTTAACCTTCAACGTATTAACAGCAAAGATTCATGGTGGTAAGTCAAACACTATGGCTAATTTTGCCGCAAGACAAGTTTTAAATGGGCATAATGTTATTCTTCTTACACTTGAAATGTCAGAACAAGCCTTTGCACAACGATTTGACAGTATTTTAACTGGTCTTGATATGAATAGAATGTATCTTAGTGCCAATAGAACCGAATTGGTAAGACGGTTAAATGAAATCAGGCATGATGCTTTGGGGCATTTATATATAAAACAGTATCCTACTGGTGCTGCTTCTATTTTAGATTTTAGGATGTATCTTAGGGAACTACAGATAAGGGATATCAATATTGATATAGTGTATGTTGACTATATAAATCTAATGAAAGCTGCATATAAGAAATCAAATGGCATGTATGAGGCTATTAAGTCTATTAGTGAGGAACTTAGAGCATTGTCTTTTGAGTTTGAATGTCCTATAGTATCAGTAAGTCAGTTAAATCGTGAAGGATTTTACACAACTTTTGCTGAAATAGATTTTAATCATATTGCAGAAAGCATGGGAATCCCGGCCACGGCTGATTTTATGGCAATATTGGGTACGGATGAAAATCAAATGATATATGAATCTGAGATTCTTTATAAGATTACTAAATCAAGAATAGGTGGTATGATTGGTTCAATAGAAAGATTTTATCTTGACAAACGTAGCTTAAAAATGTATGACAGTTTAGAATTAGATCAATGGATAGAGGATGCAACGATTTCTGGTGATGATAGGGATCGTCTTCCTGATGGTGAGGCTTGATACATGTTGACACCTAAACAAATAAGGATGTTACAGTTACTTGATAAAAAGATTGATAAATGCAGTAAGTGTGGTTTAAAGGAAAACGGTACAGCTAAGAGAG